TTATGTTGTCCCTCCGGAAACAATAAAACCCAATTTAAGAAATGTTGCGCTTGAAAGCATCGGCGGCAAACAAGCCACGGAGCAAACCGCTCGCATGACCAACCAGCAAGTTACAAACAAACTTGCCAACCGAACGTTAGGGTTGCCAGAAACTCGCGAAATTACGCGTGATTCGTTAGAACAAGTACGCGACGAAGCGGGCAAAGTGTATGACGCTGTAACAAAAGCAGGGCGCATTTCTGCAGACGCAGAATACAAAGCCGGTTTGCAAAAAATGCAATCGGAAATCAGTGAAATTATGAATGATTTTCCTGACGCGGATGTGGCGGCGGCCAGCGACATTGGCAAATTAATTAAAGGGCTTGACGTTTCTGGCTTTGATGCAAAGTCAGGAATGGCATACCTTAAACAATTAAGAAACGATGCGGCGGATAATCTTGCGTCAATGGACGACCCAACAAAAAAAGCGTTGGGCCGCGCACAACGCGCTGCAGCCGAAAATCTTGAAGAAATGGTGTTCCGCCATTTAAGCAAAATTGGTCAAGGCGATTTGGCAAAACAATTTGACAATGCCCGTCGGCAAATTGCCAAGTCATACACGATTCAAGCGGCATTGGATGAAGGAAGCGGCAGCGTTGACGCTATGAAACTGTCGCAAATTTTGAACAAGGGCAAGCCTCTTTCTCCAGAACTGGAGACCGCTGCACGCATGGGCGGGTCATTTCCCCGCGCAATGATTCGTCCAGAGCGAACAGGCAGCGTTGGATCAAACGCTCTGGATTTGGCAATGACTGGCGCAGGGGCAGTATCTTTCCCGTTAGTATCAGTATCGCCTTATGCTGCGCTTGGCATCATCCCAGCAAAATACGGCGCACGACGATTAGCATTAAGTGACGCATTGCAGCGTCAATTGTTAGGCGAGCAACTTACATTGCCGCCGCAAGTCATCACAGGTGCGGCTGGCGCAGAGGCAGAGCGCCGCCGGAAAAACACCCGTTAGTTTTATGCCATTACCGAGGTATAGGTAAATGTCCTACAACGGCTCCGGCACTTTCGTCATCAACTCGGCAGGTCAGCCTGTCGTCGCCAACACCGTCATCAGCGCGACCACGTTTAACGCGCTGACAGCCGACCTTGCGAACGGTCTAACGACCTGTATCACCAAGGACGGGCAAACCACGCCTACGGCCAACATCCCTATGGGCGGGTTCAAGATCACGAACCTTGCCACGGGCACGGCTGCTACGGACGCTGCTACGGTTGCCCAGATTCAGAGCAACGGCGCGGCCCTCGTTACGGTGACCGGAACCGACACGCTGACCGGATCGCTGACCCCGGCCCTTGTCGCCTACGTTACGGGCGCGGTGTACTACTTTGTCGCCCCCGCCACCAACACGGGCGCTGTCACGCTCAACATCGACACGCTCGGCGCAAAGAACGTCACGCGAGACGGCACGACTGCGCTTGTAGCCGGTGACATCGTATCGGGCGAAATGGTCGCCGTGGTGTACGACGGCACGCGGTTCCAACTTATCAGCCCGGTCAACAGTTTTACTAACCTCAACGTCTCGGGCACCCTGACCGTTGCCGGTGCCACGACCCTTAACGGCAACCTCGCCGTGGGTGACGCGGCGGCTGACACGATCAACTTTAAGTCAAGCGGCTGGACGCTGACGAACAACGTATCGGTCATCGGAACGTGGGCCGACATTGGCACGATCACCACCGCCGACATCAATGGCGGCACCATCGACGGCACGACCATTGGCGGCGGCACGGCGGCAGCGGGCACGTTTACGACCGCCACGGCCACGACCGGCAACATCACCACGGTCAACGCCACGACCGTAGACAGCACCAACCTTGAAGTTACCAACCTCAAGGCCAAGGACGGTACTGCGGCAGGCTCCATTGCCGACTCTACGGGCGTCGTCACGCTGAACAGCGTCGTCGCCACGACTGCCGACATCAACGGCGGCACGATTGACGCCACCACCATCGGTGGATCGTCCCCGGCGGTGGGTAACTTTACGACCGTCTCGGCAGCCTCGGCGGTCTTTACGACGGCAACCATCACAACCGTCAACACCACGACCCTTGACCTAACCAACCTTGAGGTGACGAACATCAAGGCCAAGGACGGCACCGCGTCCATGACGATTGACGACGCCACGGGCAAGGTCAACGCCACCACGGTATCGGCCGCCTCCATGAACGCGGGCGTGGCTGCGGTAACGTCCCTGACGGCCACTGGAGCCTCTGTAGCCTCTGCCAACGTCGGCACTGCCGTTATCACCAACGGCACCGTCACGGCCCTCACGGCCACAGGCGCGTCTATTGCAAGCATGAATGCTGGAGTGGCGCTGCTGACGACGGCTACCGTCACAAACTTGACGGCTACGGGCGCCTCCATTGCGTCTATGAACGCAGGCGTGGCTCTGTTGACCACGGCAACGGTCACGAACCTAACTTCCACCTCGGCCAGCATCGCTTCGGCTAACGTCGGTACGGCGGTTGTGACGGGCCTGACGGTTACGGGTGCGTCTATCGCCTCAATCAACGCTGGCACGGCCACGATCTCCGGCAACCTCACCCTCTCCGCAGGCACCATTAACGGCGTGGCCTACCTCAACGGCTCCAAGGTGCTGACGAGTGGGACGGCGCTGACGTTTGATGGGACAAACCTCGGTCTTGTGGCCGCGCCATCGGCGTGGGCAGGAAAAGCATTTCAAATTGGAAATGCTTCGAATAGCGGATGGGCGTCAATTGGCTATGACGCAAACGGCAAGGGATTTTTTTCCACGTCCGCCTACAACAACACCGGAAGTTCGTGGACATACACGGCAACAGGCTTTGCCGCAACTTTGTATTCGGCGGATTCAGGCTCTCACAAGTGGTTTACCGCCCCCTCCGGCACCGCAGGCAACGCCATCACGTTCACGCAAGGAATGGTATTGGACTCAAGTTCCCGCCTTGCAGTTGGCCCCGGCGTTACGGGTGCCGCGTATGCGCTAGATGTCGTATCAGGCGACGGAAACCTACTACGGATGGATAGATCTGGCGTTCAGGTTGGTTCATTTGTGTCAGGCGGTAATCCGTTCCTTGGAGTTATATCTAATCATCCATTGCTGCTGATGACCAACTCCACCGAATGCGCCAGAATCTCGGCGGCTGGAGATTTGCTGGTTGGGACGACGACTGCGGGGGCTGGGGCCGGGTTTGATACTCGGCTAGCGGTTGAGGCTTCTTCGCGTGACCCCGCAATTTTCAAATTTACTGGCGCTGCTGGTAGCGGCTATCCAGTCATTGCATGGCACTCAGCCACAACAGGTGACAATTTTCTGGTTCGATTTGCTACGGAAGCGTCAATTACAACTCGCGGTTCTATCACCTACAACCGCGCAGGCGGCTTGGTCGCCTACAACACTACTTCCGACTACCGCGCCAAGGACATCCTCGGGCCTGTTGCAAACCCCGGCGCAACCATCGACGCGCTGAAAGTCTACGAAGGTCAGATGAAAGGCGCAACGCAAAGCCGCCCGATGCTGGTAGCGCATGAGGCGCAGGAACACGCTCCCTACGCCGTAACAGGTGAGAAGGATGCCGTGAACGAAGACGGCACGCCGAAGTATCAGCAGATGGATGTGTCGGCTTTGGTTCCGTTGTTGTTGGCAGAAATTCAATCGCTGCGTGCGCGTGTCGCACAACTTGAGGCGAAAGTCGCCGCATTGGAGAGTAAGTAAATGGAAGTCGAACTGAAAGTATCTATCGAAGAAGCCGTCGCCATCGTGAACCTGTTGGGGTCACTCCCGACCTCGCAGGGCGCACACCCGCTCTGGGCCAAACTCAAGGAACAGGTTGAGCCGCATCTGCCGAAGGAAGAACCGAAATGACCACGATCACTTGGAACATCAGCCAACTGAACTGCTTGCCGCAAGCCCCCGAAGGTGCGGATTACGTCGTCACGGCGCACTGGCAGTGCAACGGCGTGGATGGCAATTACAACGGCAGCGTCTATAGCACCTGCTCGTTCCCGGTCGTGGAGGGTACGTCCTTCACCCCGTATGCCAATCTCACGCAGGATCAGGTGCTGGGCTGGATTTGGGCGAGTGGCGTGGACAAGGACGCTACGGAAGCCGCTGTAGAGCAGCAAATCCAGAACCAGATCAACCCGCCGATTGTGACCCCGCCGCTGCCGTGGGCTACGCCATGACGACCGTGCAGGAACTAGAAGTCACCGTAACGAGCCACATCGACGTATGCTCGGTGCGTTATGAGGCCATCCATGCGCGACTGAAGCGGCTGGAGAAACTTGTAATGACGGTCGGCGGCACGATCATCGTAATCTTGCTGGGTGCGCTGGGAACCATGACCTCTATGCTGGTGGACGCCATCAAATGAACGACGACATCCAACTGCTCAAGGTACAGATCAAGGCTGAACTCCAGCGGCTTGAAGCCAACAGCAGCGCCAAGGATGTGGCGGGTAAGGCTATTGGCAAGCATGGGCTGGCATACATCACCATCATCGTGGTGATCGGAGTCTTGTCGAGCCTTGCATTGGATAGCGACAAGATTGCAGCCGTGATGGGGTTGTTGGGTGCCTCATTGACCGCGCTGATTTCGATGCTGAACGGCATTGCAGGTACGGTCGAAAAGGAAGAAAAGCCAGAGTTTGAGGTTATCAAGAGCCTTATCACCAAGTTGGACAAACTGGATCGCAAGGAGCAGCCGATGCGTGTAGACGTAGAGGGCGACCATGTAACCGTGACCAAGGGCGATGACGTAGTGAGGGCAAGCAAATGATGACGATGATCAGTACCTTCCTGTCGTTCCTTGCGGGTGGCTTGCCTAAGATCCTATCAATCTTCCAAGACCGGCAGGACAAGAAACATGAACTCGCCCTTGTTGCAGCGCAGCGTGAGCGTGAACTAGCCCTTGCTGAACGTGGCTTTATTGCACAGGCGCGAGTCGAGGAAATCAAACTGGAGCAAATCCAGACGCAGACCGCAGGTGAAGAGCGTCAGGCTCTCTACGCCCACGACATTGAGATCGGCAAGGGTGCGAGTCAGTGGATGATTAACCTGCGGGCCAGTGTGCGCCCGGTTGTGACGTACATCTTTGTGCTAGAACTTGTCGCGCTCAACGTTGCCGGTGTTTGGTACGCCTACACAACTGGTATCCCGTTTGCTATTGCGATGGAAAACGTATTCAGCGATGACGAGATGGCAATCCTAGCCAGCATTATTGCGTTTCATTTTGGTGGAAGGGCTTTTGGAAAGTGAAAGTGTCTGCCGCCGCCATTAAAACCATAAAATGCCACGAGGGCGTCAAGACGCGGCCTTACCAATGTCCGGCATTAATTTGGAGCGTCGGCGTCGGCCACGTTATTGACCCATCACACGCAGCGGTGAAATATGAGGAACGGCGCAGTCTATCGATACCCGACGGCTGGGATCGCACCCTCACGATGGGAGAGGTGGACGCTATCCTTGCTCAAGACCTTGGCCGGTTTGAGCGCGGCGTGGCCCGACTTTGCCCTGCTGCTCTTGGTCATCAAGGCCGGTTTGACGCACTGGTAAGTTTTGCCTTCAACGTTGGGCTAGGCAGCCTGCAACGCTCTGGGTTGCGGATGAAGACCAACCGGGGTGACTTTGAAGAAGCGGCTGACGAATTCTTAAAGTGGACAAAGGCCGGTGGGCGCGTGCTTCCCGGCCTTGTCAAGCGACGTCGAGACGAACGTGCGCTGTATATGGCTGAGGGGCTAGGAGTCGAACCTAGATAACGGGAATCAAAATCCCGTGTCCTGCCTTTAGACGACCCCTCACCAAATCTCTACGCCAGAACGCTTGGCAGCCCATTCGGGCGGCGGTACGTGCCTCCAGTCATACGTACTGTAACGGGTTAAAAACCGTTCTAATGCGTTTATAAGTCGTTTCACGGCATGGCCTCCACGCTGTAGGACGTTGATGGTGACTTCCAATCCCTCGGGACGTCTCCGCTAATCCAAGACTCGTCTACCCACAACAACCTGTTGTTGGGGTACGCAATCCATTGGCCGTTGTCTAAAACGATGATGTGATGGTCTTTGCTTTGGTCGCTGATTTCTGACCAACCGCCGTTGGCCCAGAACACGGTGAACAGGTACACGCCCGGGCGCTTGACGCCATCGCGTCCAATAGCCTGTACCCGGTGGTTACGCAGGAACTGCACCTCGCGCACCTCGCAGAACCGACTGAATGAATCCCACCAGCACGCAATCTGAAGGCTTATGGCAGGGCATGGCTTAGAACATAAGGCGTGGATAGGGATGCGCGCCCACTGCGCCCCAGAGGCCGTCATAATCTGAAACATCGGCACCCGCATCGGCTCTGCGCGAAATCCAAACACGGTACATTCCGTAAACTCACCATGACCGCTTTGTTGGTCGTATAGGAACTCGTTACGGACGTAGGCCGTGACATACGGCGTGTCTACCCAAAAACTCATGGTTCTTGCACCCACCGACTGTCTTTTGCACGCAATTCATGCACCTCGGCCTCTAGTTCCGCAATGCGTTTGAGGTAGTGATATATACGTTCGCGCATTTCTCGAATCTCTCTCTTGTAGTCGGTCGAAGTGTGAGTCATACGATCCCATTCCTGTTCCCACTCATCGATCATATGATGTCCTCCGCTCGTAGTTGTGCAATGGTTCTAACCATTCCCTCAAGATGCGCTAAACGCACATAGTCGCGGTCAAGGTCAGTATGCGCCCTGCGGTCTATTGCGTCGTGGCAAGCAGAACACGCCCAAGCCCCCAAGGCATCATCAGCCTTCAATCCGATGCCGCTGATACCGGGCATCCGTATATGCGCTAGCACCACGGTTTCGCTGTTGTGGTTGCACACCCCCGGCAGGCGTACCGTGCAGCCTCGACCCTTGGCTTGTTTGCGTAAGTTCACGCGAATAACTCGGCCTGTCCGCGCAACACATAACGGGCGTACTTCTTGCCGTTGCGGGTTTCGGTAACCGTCTCAATGTCCAGCCCCGCCTTTCGCAATTCAATGATGCGTGCCGCAAGCCTAAAACATCCATAATGGTTCAATGCGTCAATCGGTGATAGGTCGCGCCCAGATTGAAGGTGAGCGCGGATCATTTCTGTCTGTGTCATGTTTCGCCCTCGTAAGGTTGTGGTATCAGAATGCCCATATCAGCGCACTTGGCCTCAATAAAAATCAAGTAGTCGGTGAATTCTTGCTTGTTGAGCGTGGAGGATCGTTTGAGCGGCCGCATACGCTTACGCCCAAACCCTTCCAGCGTCTGCCAACCTCCCCATTCTCCAACCATGTACTCGTGGATGTCGTCCCGCGTCCATCCCGCTAGCGCCTCCCCGCCGCCCTCAATAACGGCGGGATAGACGACGCCCCAAAGGTACGCATTCTGTTGATTGGTGCGCGGCTTCTTCCACACCTCCACAGTCACCGCAAACGGTTTCTGAGGCAGGTTGCGGTACATGACCTCAACAGCCTTTAGCACCTGCTCAACAGGCGTGCCGATGGGGAAAATTCGTTTCATACTCGCTTGCTGGCCTCTAGCCATTCCTTGCCAAACTCAACGTCTACCCAATCCTTGAACCACGGCCCGCCACGGGTGAAATGGACAGCGATGGGGTTGGGGCAGTCGTGACGGAAATACCATCCTTCTAGGTAGTTCCACGCTACCGGCAGCGATCCAATGACGTCATCGGTAAGCCATTGGAAGCGGTGTAAGTACATACCCGATTCACGATTAACCACCTCGGGCGTCAATGCCTTGACTTGTGGATGGCTACAGTTGATAAACATGAACGATGACCAGTTCTTACGCGGATACAAATGCTGCGCCTTGTTGTCCATCTTGACGGTTTCCGTCGGCCTGTAGTCGTGCTTTACAAGAAAGCACGCTTTTGCCCCGTCGGCGTAGTCCAGCAGTCCCGCAATGTCCCCCCGGAAAAGAAAATCGCAGTCCACAAATACCGCCCAGCCGGTGTATCCGTTGAGATACGGCGTCAGGAACCGGGTAAAGGAAAACTCCGTAGACGACAGCGGATCATGCTCACGCCAGTAAAGTCCCCGCTCACGAAGTTCTGACTGCTTGATGGGCTGTATATCCACCGGGATGCTGGCGTGTTTCAAAATGCTTTTGCGGCATACCTGATACGCAATATCCTCGCGGCTGTCCCAGCCGACAAACACGCGCAGGTCAGAACGGGATGGCGTCGTCATGCCAGTTGTCCTCGGTCATTTCCGTCTTGGCGGGCTGGCGAGTCACCTTGCCCTCGCTTTTCGCTTGGAATGACAGGCTCATGTATTTGTCGCCCGTCTTTTTGCTGGCCTTGATCCAGCCCGACACGTTGTAATCGACGTTGTTGATGACGCAAGTACCCCGGTAGTCGGGCCTGCTGGCGTTCTCGCCCTTGTCGTTGCGAAACAACACTCCCTTCATGTTCGGATCGTAATTCACAGTTTTAACTCCTTCAGTTTTGCCAGTTTGTCGTCTAACTCTGCAAGGAACTTACGCACCTCGGCTTCCAACTCTGCAATGCGCTTGTCGTCACGCAACACCCGCACAATGAGCAGTTGCAAGTGTTCAGGTAGTCGCGGGTCGTAGGACACAAAGTCGCACCACGGACGCCTGGTGCAAGCCATCTGCCATTGCATCTGAGTCGCGTACTTTTCAACCGGCTTACCGGCCAACAGGTATTCCAGATGGGTAGCCGTGTTGGGAGCCTTGAACTCCACGCAACCCTCGTTCACCAGCCCGTCTGGGGACGCCCCTGACATCGGTATGGTTGGGTGGTCAATAAACCCCACCTCCTCCACCAACTCGCCTGTACGGGCGCTGTAGGCGGCCCTAGCGTTGGGTTCTTGCTCGGTACCCCAGTCCATTGCGGCGTTGCTGAACGAGGACGCTTTCTGCCCCGTCAGCCGTTCCACGATGAGGTCGGCCATGTAATTGTCGCGGGATGCGCTGTATCCGTTTTTTGTCTTGGCTACAACGTCAGCAACACGGCTGGCGGTGACTTTGCCCAACCGGGCAGCAAACCATTCGTCGGTGCGCTGTTCCATCACGCAACCCTCAACAATTCAACGCATTTTTTGTTACGGTTTATTGCGGTCATTGCAGAACCGTTGCCCCAGAATTTGCTGCAATAAGAGGCAATACCGCTCCGCAAGGGTTCGGGGTCAAATTTGTCGAAAGGAATTTCAACCATTTGGCCGACCTGCAAATCTGCAACGTATGGCTTGTAATACTGGCATACGCTCCCAACTGGGTACTTGAAATTACGGGTTTTCTGTTTTGTTTTTTCTAATTGCAAATCGCCCTGCGTAATCGTTGCGCCATCGGGCAGCACAATTACAAACTTGACGGCGGGCATGGCTTGCAAAATCACAATTGCTTTGTTGAATAAAGCGTTCATGTCAACTCCTTCTTGCGGTTCGTGAAAGCGTCCATGTGCAACTGGCGGGCATCCATCGGCAACGACTTGAACAACGCGGTAAGAGCAGCAACGTCAGCGCACGCTGAAATCTGTGCCAACACCTCGGGGTTAGGTTCTTTTTTTTCGGCTTCCGGCAAGTCCTCACCCGCATAGATGTAAAGCCCTAGCCCGTGCATTGCGATGGCTTTAGCAAGACAGCGCATGATCGCGGTGTTCACAGCAAACGCATCTGGGTTCTGAATGGCGCGGTTGCGGTTGTCCATGACGGGCAGCACGCACAACTTGGTGTCGCCCTTCACTGTCACGCTAACTTTCACCATTGCCGAGCCGTCAGGCAAAAACATTGCAGGGCGGTCATTCCATTCGTGCGCTACCCATGACGCTGCCGGGTCGATCTTCAGCACCTCGGCCCACGCCCACGCCCACGACAGATAGGACAGGTTGCCTTTCTTCTCAAGGTGGTCGTTGACATTGATTTTGAGAAATTCACTCATCGTCGCTCTCCTTCCATTCGGTGATTGCGCGGTCGCACGCTGCAATGCGTTCTTGTTCCTCGCGTTCCTGCATCTCAAGGTCGAGTTGATGCCACCATGACCCGTCATCGTTACCCCACGGTTCAGCGTCCATCGACCACCTCCGCGTCACAACTGTGGCCGTCACAAGGTTCTACAATGCACGCGATGCCGTAGAGGATGATGAGCAGGACGACTACCGGCCACAGCGATTGCTTAGATTTCATAATCGTCATCTCCTGCAATTTCCGAACGCACGTTGAGGTTAATCCAGCACCGTCGCAGCAATTCGTCTGATTCAGCCGGCTCAAGGTAGTCAAGGTCGGCCTTGATGCGGACGGACTCGTAGTCGTTGCGATCAACGGCGCGTGACTCGCAGCCCTCGGGGTAGCAGCCAAACAGCCACAGGTCGGTAATTTCGATGTCGTCAGCAACGTTAGTGCTGGGATCGCCGGGGTGGCAGTCGTAGGTGACTTCAGCGTGCCAGTAGACGCCGAGGGCGTAGATTTTGGTTTCGAAGGTAGGCATATCTGTTGCTCCAAGAAATTGCGGGTTTGCAGTCCCCGCAGTCGTAAATCAGATTTTCATGTCAATGCAATGAGTGCGAAAAAAAGCGTTCTCAAAATAAAGGGCACGCCCCCAAGCCTCAATTGCGCTGAGCCGCAAATATTCCCACGCGGCATTGTCAAAACAAGCCCGGTGTTCGGGGGGAAGGTTAAGCGCAAACATCAAGGCCGCCTGCGTTGCATCGCGCTCGGCAATCGCTTGGTCATATTTGCTGTTGAAATTTTTAATATTCATGTCGTTGCTCCTGTTTGTGGATGCGTTGTGTCTGTCAACGTGGGGTATGTTAACCGAAGTGAAGGCGGGTTGGAAGTCCCCGCCTCCGATATTTATCGGGTTACGGTAATGGTGAATTGGGTGTTGTCTTTGGTATCAACGACAACGTACTTGCCGGGG